TGAAAAATCACCCAAAACACTTCCATCAAAAGTGATATCTTTTGAGTAATCAAAATCAACGCTCAGTTGATAGAAAGTTTTATCTCCATAAAGTAATTTTTCAACATCTGTAATAGATGCATATGCTTCTTCAATATCATATTCATCATAACTATCTTGAAATAAAGTTTGATTTTTTAAATCAAGAGGATTTCCAGAAATAGCTTCAACGACTAAATCTTTTGTTACTCTATATTCTGCGTTAGATGGTTTGAATAGAAAATCTTTTGGTTTTAATACTTCTACATCTTCCCCATACAAAGCAGAAAAAAGTATTTTAAAAGAATTATCTGTTCCTTTTGACTGATAGAAATCCTTAGCTCTAGATATGAAAAGTTTTTGATTTACATCTGAGTCAATATCCCTGTTTTGAAACCCTGGAGCAAATTGAGTTTTTACTTTAGTTAAAAATTCTTCAAGTAATAAATTACTTAAATTTATTACTGTAGATCCTGTTTCATGTGTTTGAACTTCAGACTCAGTGAAAGTAAGTTTATCCGATCTATCTTTACTCTTATATGAGGTTATACCACTAAATCCTCTTATACATCCAGTAAAAGTATTTTTAGTTTTTCCAGTATAAAGAATGACTTCATCATCAATTTGTAAAAGTCCATACTTTTCTGGAAATTGATATGTTCCTAAAGTTCCAAAAGTACCAATATCAACTGTAATTGTCGAGTCTAAAATTGATACTGAAGACGACAAAGTTGCTGAACTAGTATTGTTCGTCAATGAATCAATTTTCAAATATTGATCAATATTTTGAAGCAAGTCAACAGGAGCACCAGGATATTCCTGAGAGATGTAATATTGTTTTAAAAAATCTACAATTAACGGAAAATCATCTCTAGCAAAAGCTGGGAGTTGATTTTCAACAATATCTTGAATTTGTACTCTTTTTAAATCTGTTGATATCATTTTACGCTATTAGTAGGTATAACCGCCTGATGGGGAAGAAGGGGTAGAGGGTGAAGTAGAAGGAGATGATGTGGATGTAGATGTAGAAGAGGTTGTGGTAGTTCCTGTTGATCTAGTTCTATTTCTACTCATAGTCGTAGTTGACATAGATTGATCATCATCATCAATTCTTCTTGATCTTGTAATCACTGGGCCACGAACCAGACTGCCGTTTGCATAACTTGGAGATACTATGTAGTTCGATCCAGAAATATCATTACCAGAAGAGATTCTGTCAGATATGGAAGAAATTGTTGTGTTATTAGTATCTAGTTGCAAATAAAGATCCTGCAATCCAATAACATCATTTGAATATGGAACAGCAGAGATTTCAATTAATGGGAATCCCCTACTCAAGATGGTTGATGTAATATTAATTGGATTTAACTTTACTTCTCCCTTGATGTAGTCCACAATTCCTACATCTCTTTTAACGACAACTGCTTCAGTAACAGAATTAAGTCTAATCAAATTCACTGTTCCAGTATTAAGATCATTATATGGAGAGTCCGCCAAATATACAGTTCCTGGGATACCACTCACACTAAATCCAGAGGATTTGATATTATATCCAATTTGTCCACCATGAGTTCCATGCCCATGATTTTTAATATAGAATCTATTACCAAAACAAATTTCGTATTCCGCAAAACTATTTAATGCCACTCTCAAATCTCTTCTCATGATGACATTAGTAATGTTTGATGTTATAGACTCATCACTATCATCAATTATCTTCAAAAACTTACTATATTTGAATCTTGCTCCAAATTTATTTAATTCCGTCGAATCGGCATATCTCTCAACATTACCCGTTACAACGCTTGTGACGGCGCTCTGGGACTTAGCCAGGTTGGTATTATAGTATGCCTTAACATCTGGTTCAATGTAGAGATATTTTAGATCAATAATTTCAGGTATGATCCCTGCTACAGAATATTGTTTTAAATCTCTCTTAATATTATCCTTAATGAAGTTAGATAGATATGCACCGTTTATTGGTTTAATGCTGATGTAAACTTTTCCAAATTGAGGAGGACTTAGTTCTTCACCACCAAATACTGAAATTGACTCTGTTTCTGGATAAATCACCGGAACAACAGATTCATAATCTACAGCAGTTACTGCTCTATTTTGGGAGGCATAGATTCTAGATGCAGATTTTTTAACAGATTCAATACTCTCAATGTTTGTTCCACCAAAAGATTCTGCGTCAGTTAGAATTGAAGATACTCCTGTAGAAAGAGTTGTCCCAGTTCTAGTGCTAGTTAATTTTCCTGCAAAAAAGAATTGATCAAAGCCATTTCCTTGATCTCCACTTGTTGTAATATATGATATTTCAATATAATTTGGTGATTCAAGCTTCTTACCAAAAACTCCATCACCAAAAACTACCTCATATCTTTCATCTTCAATTTCTTGAATCCAATAAACCGCCGACTCGGAGTTGACATTGAATAAACTATCAGACTGTTTATATTTTCTGCTAATAGATGAATTTTGATTTGATCTGACAACAACTCTGATAGTGGATAAATCTATTTTTGAATTTCGTAGAATAAATCTTTGATTTGGATTATATGCGTCTACCGTAAAATTATCTGTAATTAATGTTCCTTGATATATGTCTATATTTTCAAAAGTAGCAGTATCATCAAAGACTGTCGCGGTTATATCATCAGGAATAGAGAAATTATAATTTTCTGAACGAAAATTTCTAGTCTGAAACGATATTCCTTTGTTTAAAGTGATAGATTCTGGTTTTGTAGCGTAAGTACTTACATCTACGCTAAAAGTTACATTAGATCTCGCTGCTTTTGCAGACTTTGGTACATATCCAACATTTCTTGCCAGAGAAACAACATTTTCTCTAAGAGTTGCGCTATCAATAAACACCTCATTCGACACCATATTGGCGTTATAAGATGTTATATACGTATTATAAGCAAGTACATCGATGATTGTAGATAAATTAGAACCCTCAAAGTCGTAATCAGTAAAATTTGAGTTTGTTCTAAGATAATCTTTAATCGATGTCTTTATCTGATCAAAGTCTAGATTTGCAAAATTGACTAATGGCATTATCGTGTTGGCTGTAATGCGAATGATAATTGTTGAGGTTGTGCATCAATCCCAACAATAGTATATCTAATTGCAACATTTAATTCATTTGAGTCGAAGTCAGGTTTCACCCTAACTGATATGAGTTCGACTCTAGGCTCAAAAGATTCAATAACAAATTCAATTTCTTCCTTTGCAGTGGCTGCAGAGATATCATCAACAACGTCAAATAGTATACTTCCCACTCTCGAACCCAAATCTGGGTTAAAAAATCGCTCTCCTCTATTAGTAAGCACAAGATTACGAATAGAACGAGCGATAGCAGTTTCATTCTTGAGCGCAATAACATCTCTGGTTAACGGATTAACCTTAAAAGACAATGAAACGTCTTTAAATGCTTTGTTAACGCGCTCGATGGGCATTAAATACTACAATTCTACCTTATTTAGCAACAAAAATAAAAATGAATTATTCATAAAGAGGCTCTGGATCGATACTTCTATCGAGAACAGAGTAACCATCGATAAAAATCTCAGTTTCTTTCAATTTATCCCGTTTTTTGGGTGTTAAATCATCATTTGAAATTTCACGGAGCATTTTTTGATGCTGATCGTTAGCTAAATTGTCTAAAAAATCGTTATTCGGAGTCATTTTTCTCTTCTTCGGATAAATTTTCGCGTTCTTTTGCTGTTTTCCAAAAATATTCGTCCTCTCTACCCATTCCAAGACGTTCAAAACCATTTTCAACACTATAATATTGTGTTGATACCTTAAAATCGGGCATTTTTGGATCAATAGGTGTCAAACTATTATCAAAAATACGCATTCTATTGTTTGGGTAGAGAGCATATTGCCCATTTTCAAGTTCAATTAGGTTATGTGACTTGTGTTCAGCTGGATTTTCACTTGTAGCATAGTCAATTACATCACAGTCTTGATGATAGTTGTCTATTGTACAAATATATTCACCTTTGACAATGCCATGATCTCTTGTGTAGCATTCAAAATCCATTGATCCAATGAATTGTTTGTGAATTGACATGACGCCATAGTCCATACAATTCCAGAATTGTAGGTTAGGTAGATTCATATCAGGTGTAGGCGTCTCAGGGGCGCTTACAAAGGCACTGATAGGCAATTTATCATACATTGCCGCATACTCTGGTAAGTAGGTTTCAAAGTAAAAGGCCCGTCCAGGAAT